TCAAATGTTACAGGCAGTAAACTTGAATTGTTTTTAGGGAGTAACATTGGAACCGCAAACCCTACTTATGTATTTGAAAAAAATATACCAGCATCTAACAATCTAAAGATGTACTACAATATTTCACCATACATACGTGAGTATTTTAATTTTACTGTTTGGCAAAACGCAACAGGATTAGCTTATGGAATAGCCACAAGCACAAACTTTGTAGTGCCTTATGAAGTGAAGCGTTATAAAGACGAATCAGGCACGTTCACATTATTAGGCACAGACACAGGCAATTTTATGGATGGCTATAATTATTATATGGATGGCTACAACGCAACTGCTACTCGTGTTTTTTTAGATGAAGGCGAATACTTTTATAATTATGATGCTAACATACCAACATCACAAGGAAACGGTTTATGGGGTTCTTTTGATGTAGACATGAATGCAGGTGAAACAATAAAATACACTAATTTAAGAACAGGTGCAACGCATACTGAAACAGCAGGTAGTGACGGTGTAAAAAGTTTTGCAAGGGTTTATTTAACGTATGCAGCAGACGGAAACAAAGTAGAATTATTTTCGAGTAGTAGTGCTTTATTGTGGACAGGTACATTTAAACCTGAGTGCGAACCAAAATATAAACCCGTTGTAATTGACTTTGTAAATCGTTACGGCAGTTGGGCAAGGATATTCTTTCAGAAAGCAAACAAGCGAAGCGTAACCGTAAAAACAAATGAATATAAATTCAATCCTAAAACACTACCATATACAAGTGCAAACAATGGGCAACGTAAAGAGATAAACACGAACGGAACAGAAACGATAACACTAAACACAGGATGGGTAAACGATGGCTATGCAGACTATTTAGAGCAGCTTCTATTGAGTGAAAGGGTTACGTTATTAGATTATGATGTAAACCCAAATTATACACCCGTAAAAGTAAAAAGTAAAACACTAAAAAAGCAAACAGGTTTAAACGATGGTATGATTAATTACACACTTGAATTTGAATTTGCATTTGACATTTTAAACAACGTAATATAATGCGAGGTATTTCTATTTTAGTTGAAGGCAAGTTATTAGATCTATTTAAAGACGAACAAATAAACGTTACGTCTATGCAACAAAACGTGCAAGACATTAACAAAGTATTTACCGACTTCAGTCAATCCTTTACAGTACCAGCAACCCCAAATAATAACGACATATTCCTACACTTTTACGAAAATAGTTTACAACAAACTATTGACCAAAACGTAAGACGTGAAGCAGTAATTGAAATTGACTTAACAACATTTCGACGCGGCAAAATAAGTTTAGAAAAAACTGAAGTACAAAATAATGAACCATACAGCTATCAAATAACTTTTTATGGTGATGTTGCAAGTCTTAAAGATACATTTGGAGATTCTAAACTTGTTGATATTACAACCTTGAGCAGTACCGAATTTAATTATTCAAGCAGTACGGTAAGCCAAAGAATAACTAATGATGCTACTGAATATCCAATAAGATTTCCTTTAATAGTTGGGAGAAATGTAACTTATGGTGACGGCACAAGCACTGACATAAGTCACGGTGCAAGTGGTTCTATAGCTTATAACGAGTTGTTTCCTGCAATAGCAGTTTATCAAATATTTAATGCTTTACAACAATTATATTCAATCACATTTAACGGTGGTTTTCTTAGTTCCGAAAGGTTTAGAAGGGCGTTTTTATATTGCCAAAATGCAGAAGTTTTTGAATACACAACAGCACCACAAATTGCACCACAAGAAAATTTAGTAACACCAAGTGGTAATACAAACACAACGGCAACGGCAGCTGATTTTTTTAGCGAGAGCCAAGACACTGTAACAATGACAGGAACACCACCAACAGTTATGTTTCCAAACGTAACACCAAGTGGTGGCGTTTTTATACAACCTGTTCATCAACTTCAAATATCAGTCAGCAATGTTAGTGACGCATCAATTGGTTATTATATTGACGTTTATCTTAATGGACAAAAAACAAATAGTTTTTATCGAGTAGGAAATAATCTAATTCTAATTGATATTTTAGCTAATACTGCAATACTTACAAATTCATATCAGTTTATAATTCGTGCAGAAGGATCTTTAAGTTTTAATTACAAAGTTATTTACACACAAGAAGCACAATACACTACAATAAACAGTTTTGGTGTGCCAAGCAATCAAGTAGTTTTAAATACATACACAAGCAATAGCAC